ATTATAACGGATTAGGATTAGGGATAATTTTAATAAATGAAACTTCGAAAATATTGCAAGAAAAAATAAATTGTAGAATAATGGCTAAATTTTCTTCAACGCCAGTATTTAAAGCAATGATTAAACAAAAACAATGGAAATTTCTAGGAGAAAATAGATTAATGGGGAAAATGAAAACAGGAGTAAATATGGATAGAAAGTCAGGCTTTAGGGAAGGCGGAATAAAAACATATAATTTTGAATATGCCAACAGATAAACAAATAAAAAACTTAATACCTTTCAAGAAAGGACAAAGCGGTAACCCAAAGGGAAGACCTCGTAAATTTGTATGCCTATTAAAAGACATGGGGTATAATAAGCAAGATGTTGACACCACTATTCAAAACATGATGTCGATGACTATTGATGAATTAGCCGATGTATTCAAAGACCCGAAGGCAACTGTATTAGAAAAAACGGTTGCTAATGCTATTAAGAAAGGAATTGAAAAGGGTAGCTTGTATTCCTTAGAAACATTAATGAATAGAGTGTACGGTTTCCCAAATCAAAAGTCCGAAATACAAACACACCAAACAATTAACATCCCAATCCCCGACATTGGAAGCCGTAAAAAATAAATATGGATATACTAAATCCTATTACAAAATAAGGGACTTAATACTTGATAACCCTAACGAGGATGTGTTTGTTATTTGTGGTGGTCAGGGCGCATCCAAAACCGTTTCAATAATTCAATTAATTATCCAATCGCTTCACTCTTCACCAAAGGAGGCAACCGTGCTAAGTAGTGAGTTAAGTAAGATGAAGCGTACAGTCATGAGGGATTACACTAAGATTTGTCAAGACTGGGGTATAATGACTGGTGACTCATTCAACAAATCAGAAAGCAAGCATGAATGGACAAATGGCAGTTACATTGATTTCCTTGGAGCAGACGTTAACGATGTTGGTAAAGGTTTTAGACGTGACATACTTTATATCAATGAAGCGGATAAATTAGACATTGATGCAGCCACGCAATTTATAAGCCGTGCTAATTTAACCATTATTGATTACAACCCAGATAATCATTTTTGGGGTGACGATTACATAAACGAAAATAACTTCTTACGCCTAACATTTGAGGATAACGAGTTCTTATCTGAAAGCGAGGTTAAGTCTATTTTGAATTACAAAGAACGGGGCTTTATTAAAAAGGATTTACCAATTGAACAACTATTTGAATCTAACAACATTATGAATAAGTACTGGGCGAATAAGTGGCGTGTGTACGGACTTGGTCTAGTTGGCTCACTAAGCGGCACAGTATTTAACAACTGGTCAAAGATTGACAATATACCGACCGATGCTGAGTTATTAGCCTATGGTTTAGATTGGGGTTATAGTCAAGACCCTACGTGTTTAATTGCTATGTATAAATGGAATGGCAAACTAATAATTGATGAGTTGATTTATCGTAAAGGTTTAATTAACTCCGAACTTGCAAACATCATGCGAACACTTAACCTTAACATGAGGGTTAATATAGTTGCGGATAGTGCCGAGCCTAAGTCAATAGCCGACTTAAAGATGTATGGTTTTTATAATGTTATCCCAGCCGTTAAAGGTGCTGATAGTGTACGTAATGGAATAAATAAGCTGCAAGAACATGATATACTTATAACATCACGTTCAACAAACACAATCAATGAGTTTCAGAATTACACATGGGCAAAGGACAGAAACGGAAAAGAAACGGGAGAGCCTATTGATGCTTTTAATCATGCTATTGACCCAGCTCGCTATGTTGCGTTAACTAAACTAAGCTATCAAGGTTATACTGAGGTATATTAATAAATGAGTGTATTTTATTGTTATATTATTGAATGATACCGATTGAGATAGTAATAGATGAATTTGGCAATAAGTTAGTTGATGACCTGAAAGCATCCCTTAAAAAGAAAGGGGTGATGTATCAAACGCAAGAAAGTAAACTAGCTGCATCAATTCGTTTTAGAACATTGCCTAAAGGTGATTCAATTGTGTTTCAGTTGTTGATGCCTGACTATGCCGAGATAAGGGATAAGGGAAGGAAGCCCGGACCAGTTAGTAAAGAGGGTAAAAAGAAAATAGGTGAATGGGGCAACCGAAAGGGAATGATAGGTAAGTTTAGCGAGAATGAATTAATTAACAGAAAGAAAAAACAAGACGAAGCAAAAGCAAGGAATAAAAACAGAAAGGTTTGGAAGACTTTAAAAAAGCAACCATTCAATAAAGCTAAAGAAGCGTTTGCTTATGTAGTGAGTAGAAAGATAGCTAAGAAAGGCTACGAAGGAAACAACTTCTTTACTGACGTGATAAATGATGGGCGTATTGACGAATTAAAAAAAGACTTAATGGATTATGGTTTCAAGAACTTTAAATTTGGATTAGAATAGCATGGCAATCACTATTACACATAAACCCCAAACAATAGCACCGGGATTCAATCAATTGATGTTTAGAGCCACGTCAACGCAAACGGCACAACCTAACTTTAACTATTATGTTACTGTTAATGTGGACGGTGTTGCTTTAACTCCTATGCCATTGCCGGCACGTCCAACAGGTGACCTTATTTTGGATATTAAGCCATTGGTGAGGGACTTCTTAAAACATTACTTTCCATTCAATCTTTCGGGATGGCAAACGTGTACGAAGTCAATTATAAACGTTACAGTTAACATAGGCGAACGTTACGGAACTACTCCGACTATCTATACAGGAACTAATCAATTCTTTAAAATATGGAATGGTTCGTTAACAGAGAGGGAAAGGATGACTTACAACTCTTCACTGTACGTGAGTGGTTCGAGGGCTTTAAATAATTTACCAACTGAAATAAAGGTTAAAAAGGATAAACAAGATGTTGTTTTTTATTACTTGTTAAACGCTGTTAATGACGTTACAACGGTTGAAGTTAAAACATACGACTCAACAAACACATTACAAAGTGATAGTGCCATTGCCAACCCACACACAACAGTAACAACACAAAATCAAATGCTTTGTATTAACCTCGGAAAGGCTGCGCTACAGGGATTGTTAGTCAGTCAAGTTGGAGGAGATTTTCCAATATCAACCAGTTCGAGTGTTAAAAGAATAAATATTAAGTTCAAAAACGGTGGTACTACTGTTGGAGAATATAACATCAATTATGTAGGATGCAAGGGGCGTAATGAGAAACCGTATAGCCTTTACTACCTCAATCGCAATGGGGCTTTTGATTTTATTAACTTCGTTTCAGTTAATCGAACCAACACCAATACTAAGATAAATTACAGAAAGATTGAACAATACCACAAAGGTAGTTACTTGGATTCAAGTAGTACAATTGTTTTAATCGATAGCCCATTGGAGCAAAGAGATAGGGTGTTAGGCAACACTAATCAAGACACTTACCGATTAATTACAGATTCGTTAAGTGATTCAGATGTTGCAATGCTAGAAGATTGCTTTAACTCAAGCGTGTACATTTTACATGACATTGAAAACGACTATTACGAATATGTGAACCAAACAGATACTCAATTCATCGTAAGGGAAAAGATAGTTGACAAAGTAATTCAGGTGCAAATGAACATTAACAGTAACATCATTAACGAAAGGCAGACGTTTTAATGGGTAGGTTATTTATTCGAAATATTGAAGTTGATATGGTTGAGGATGTGAATACGTCCTTAAACTATTCTTTATTGGACATTCAAAACCCGGTTAATAAGCAGACTAATTATAGCAAGTCAATTAAGTTACCAGCAACAAACCCGATTAATCAAATATTTGAATACATCTTTAACTTAGATGTAACCCTATCCACATTTAATCCAAACAAAAAAGAGCCTGCTATTTACTATTCAAATGAAAGCGAAATATTCGCAGGTCACGTAAGGCTTAAGAAGATAGAACGTAATTTAGATAAACAAACAAACTTTTACATACTTGAACTGTTTGGCGAACTATCCTCTTTATTTAGAGACATTGGCGAAAAGTTAGTAACAGGTAATCCGAACCCTGCCGACGACTTAGACTTTAGCGAGTATGACCATGAATTGAACTACACCAATGTAGTTAATAGTTGGGCAACTTCAAATATAGTTAGTGGCTCACCTGTTTCATTAGGGGGGTTAGGTGCTAAAGGTTATCGTTACGCCTTGGCTAATTACGGAACGGAAGCGGAATATTTTTTAAACAACTCATCTAACTATAATCCCGACATTGACTTTGCTGTTAATAATATGCGCCCTGTCATATTCAGGTATGAACTTTTAAAAAAGATATTTGATAAAGCAGGCTGGGTTTGGGATTCAGCTTTTTTAAACGGGACTAGGTTTGGTAAAATAGTTCACCCTTGTAACAATGATGTATTAAGCCTTTCGCAATCTCAAATAGATAACAATAGGTATTACGTAAATGATAACGTAGGCATAAGTAACACCGTTGCAATGAATCCAATCGGAGGTTCTAGTGCTACATTTGTTCCAACGTTACCACCTTACAATACTGTTATATTCAATAACGAAGCTTCACCATTTTATGACACAGGAGCAAACAACAATACTACAACCGGAATATTTAACACACCGTTACAATCGACTTACATAATCACATTTCAAACAACCGTTAACGCTGAGTTATCAATACCAACAACACCGGTAGGTAGGTTAATGACTTCGTTTACAGGGATTGTTAGATTGTCAATTGATAAAGAAGTTTCACCCGGTGTTTGGACAAATATACACTATCAAGACTTTAACTACAATCAAACGAATGCAGGTACTTTTGTTTTATCTCAATCATTCCAAACAACTAAAGAAGTCTATGATATTGTAAACACTAAGTACAGATGTACTGTTGGCTATGGTAGCTTAGTTGGTACAATGACCTCAGTAATAACAGGCGGTAATATCTTTATGAAAATATTGGATAGTTACTTGTATGTAAGGTTAAAGAATAACAATGTAGTGGAGGGTATGGGAGTTGTTTATTCTTTTAATCAGGTACTACCAAAGAATAAAAAACAAAAAGACTTTTTAATCGATTCAATTCGGGAGTTCAATTTGTGGATGATAGAAGATAAGTTGGTTAAAAAGAAAATGATAATCGAGCCGTACGAAAATTGGTTTGACCCTATCAATGTTGAAGATTGGACAGCTTTAAGAGACACTAAAGCAGGCGAAAGCTATGAGTTATTATCTTTACTAGATAACAAAACATTTCACTTTGCGCATAAACCTAATTCAGACTATTGGTCTAAAAAGTACACCGAAAGAAACCTTTATAATTATGGTGATGCCGTTAAGGATATTGATAACGACTTTTTAAATGGGACTAATAAAATTGAACTTACAACAAGTTCAAGCCCTTTAATTGGCAATGATTCAAATGGTTTACTAATACCTCAGATTTACTCAATCGATAACGGGGTGATTAAACCAATTAAACATAATCTAAGGTCAATGTTATGGGGTGGACTTATAAATATGGATGGAGGCTATTGGACTTTGTGGAGTTTAGGAAACCCTACTAATTTTAGTCAATATCCATACATCGGGCATTTAGATGACCCTTACAATCCAACGTTTGATTTCTTGTTTGAGAATCCAAGTGAGATATTTTATGAACGCCCAGTACTTAATTACACTAATAACAATCTTTATAATGCTTATTGGAAAGGCTATGTTGACCAATTAAGCAACCCTAACAGCAAGGTTGTAACACGTAACTATTGGTTAAGCGAGAAAACAATCAAGGAACTAACATGGCGCAAAAGAATATTTGATGACGGGCATTACTTTATACTTTATTCAATCGAGAATTACACACCGGACAGTAACCAGTCAACAACTTGCAAGCTATTAAAGCTAAGTGATTACGTTGCATTTATTCCAAGTGGTGAAGCACCGGGAGGAAGTGGCGGAGGTGGTAATGCTTTTGGTAGTTCAAAGGTTGCAGCTTCGTTAAGTTCATTCTTAATTGAGTCAGCAACACCAAGCGGAATGAGGTTAGCAGCACCGACCTCAACAAAGAAAGTAAGCATTAATTCAGACTCAACTTTACCAAGTGGAAAGTTTACAATAATAGAAGCCGATGCAAGTGGCGGTGATATTACAATAACTTTAAACAATGTAGGGTTTGAGTTTATGGTTGTAAGGGTTGATAACACAGTTGGTACAAGTGTGTTCTTACAACCCGATGATGCAACTGTTTTAATTGACTTTGCAGCTAACTACACACTAACAACTCAGGGAGAATTGGTTAAGGTTATACCTGTTGAAGGTGCTTATTACGTACAGAAATGATGAATATAAAAGATATAAATAGTTGCTTTGTTGATATGCTTTTGGTTTTAAACCTATACAATCAAAACAATGAGGATTTAAACAAAGATATTAAAACGGCTTGGAAACTTGCTGAAAAAACACACAAGAAAAAATGGAGAAACTATCGTTTGAATTTGAGATAAAGGGAGTCACCAAGTCGATTAACTCAATCGCTGAGGCTAAAGATGCTTTAAGCGAATTGCAGGATGTTGTTGAAAAATCAGACTTTGGAAGTGAAGAGTTTAGGGCTGCGAGTACCGAGATTGAAAGGGTGCAATCTAAGTTAATTGAAGCAACTAGTAAAGGTGTTGAGCCTGCAACAAATGGATTCAAGAAATTAAAAGACGAATTAAAAGCAGCCAAGAACGCACAGGCGGAAGCCGCACAAACATTTGGAGAGGGTAGTAAAGAGTACAAAGCAGCTGCCCAGCAAGTCGCTAATTTACAAGATAAGATAGATGACTTAAAAGATAGTTCTGTATCATTAAAAGGTACTGGCATTGAACGTTTGAATAGTGGTGTTGGACTTTTAAAAGAGGGTTTTGCCAATTTTGATACTGATAAATTAAAAGTTGGTTTCAATGCTTTAGGTAGTGCCATGAAAGCAATCCCAATATTTTTAATTATTGAGGGCTTAAAGTTGCTTTATGAAAACTTTGATAAAGTAGCTGCCTTTGCTAAAAAGTTCTTTGACTTACAGACCGATGCTGAGAAAGAAGTAATAAAACTAAACAAGCAAATTAAAGAGCAGGAAGAGTTAACCAAAGCATTAGCAGGAAGCCTACAAAGAGAGATTGAATTAATGGAGGCTCAAGGTGCTTCTACTGATATGATTCTTAAAAAGAAAAAAGAATTAGCATTAGCTCAAGTAAAAGAATTGCAATTGCAAAATCAATTAAGTATTGCTAAGATAAAAGAAATACAAGAAAATGATTCATTAGCAGAAAGCGCACAGCGTGTTTTAGTAGCAACTTTAAAAGCTCAAGGAAACGCAAAAGCGGCTGAAATAATAGAAAACCAAATTAGCCAATCTAAACGTGAACGAATGGCAGAAGAGATAAAAGCGGCTAACGAAACAACTGAAAAGATAAAGAACATTGCAAACTCATTAAGAGTAGAAGAGGCTAAGATTGAAACTAAGAAACGTGAAGATGGTAAAAAAATAAGAGAGGAAAAAAAGAAACAAGCGGATGAGGACTTCCAAGCAGCTTTAAAGCAGCAAACAGATGAGGAAGAATTAAGAACTAAACAACTTCAAGATGAAGCGGCTAACCGTGCGAGAATCTTAGAAGAGATGAAAGCCCTTGAATTTAAAGTAATGCAGGAAGAGAATGCTGCACAGGTTGAGGCATGGGCAAAAGAAGACGAAGCACGTAAAAAAGACTTAGAAGCACACCAAGCAGCCGAAGCACAAAAGACCGCATTAACTTTACAAGGTTTACAAACAATATCACAATTAACAGATGCCTTTGCAGGTAAAAGTGAAGAATCGCAAAAGAAAGCTTTTCAAATAAAGAAAGCAGCAAGCATAGCCCAAGCTACAATTGAAACATACCAAGCGGCTCAAAGTTCTTATGCAAGCCAAATGACTATACCGACACCGGATGCACCTGTAAGAGCTGCCGTTGCTGCTGGTCTTGCAATCGCTCAGGGTTTAGCAAGGGTGGCATTAATAGCAAGAACTAAATTTAATACAAGTAGCGAAAGTAGTGGAGGCGTAAACAACTCAACCCCTGCCATCGGAGGTTCAGCACCAGCTTTTAATTCAATTGCTCCAAGTGTTAACCCTGCAAATCAACAACCACAATCAACACGATTAGACGAGAACGGAAACCCTATTGATAAGAATCTTAGAATAAGAGTTGAATCCCGTGTTGTTGAAAGGGAAATGACCGAGGCACAAAAAGAACAAGAAAAAAGAAAATCACTAATAACATTTTAACATGACTATAAAAGAAAACGCAGTCTATAAAGGCTTAATCAAAAAGAATGAACAAGGGTTAAACATTTTATCAATGGTTGAAAGCCCTGCTATTGAAGTTGAATACATTAAAATGAATAAGGAGGATGAGCCTATTCAAATTAAATGTGAAGTGTTGAATGAAGAAAAAAGAATTGTTATTGCACCTGCAATGGTACCGGATTTAGTAATACCTAGAGTGAGCAAACAAGGCGTTAAGTTCTCAGTTTACTTCGATAGAGAAACTATTTTTGAAAGTTTGTTTAAATTATCCTCTGAGCAAAAAGACCAAAACATAGATATTAACCACAATCAAGAATTGATTAACGGTGCTACTATTATCGAAAAGTTTATAACTGATGAGAATAGAGTTCAATCAGTTAAAGGATTTGAAAATATGCCGTTTGGTACATTGTTTTTTACAGCTATTGTTACCGATGACCAATTATGGTCGGATATTAAAGCAGGCAAAATAAACGGCTGGAGTATTGATGGGCAGTACACTCTAGAGGAAACCGATGTTGAATTAACAGAAGAAGAAGTAAATTTTTTAATAAAAAATAATATTTAAGCATTTTTTTTTGTTATATGATTAAGACATGGATTTAACATTATCAAAAATATTAAATAAAGTTTTACCGAATGACGTAAAACTTCAATTAAAAAAAGAGATTGAAGCCTCAATCAAACTACAAGAAGAAATTCAATTAATGACAAAAGAATACGCTTTAGCAGACGGCACAAAACTAAAAGTTAACGGTGAGTTAGCTGCCGGCACAAAGGTTGATGTTATGCAAGCCGACGGAACAATGATTCCAACTCCAATGAATGGAGAGGTTGAGGTAATGAACGAAGATGGAAGCATGACTGTTGTTAAAGTTGTTGAAGGTGTTATAGCTGAGGTTAAGCCAAAAGAAATGGAAATGAGCGAAGAAGATAAAGCTAAAAAAGCAATGGAAGACGAAGCTAAGAAAAAAGCTGAAACAGCCATGCAAACTCAAATGAGCAAACAACTTAGTGAGATTGAATCTTTAAAGAACGAAAATAAATCTTTAAAAGATGCGGTTAATAAAAACACTGAATCAATCAACTTAATTTTAAGTGTATTTAAGACTTTGGAAGAAACTCCAATGCAAGAAGAAAACATTAAGATGAAGTCTTATGAAGATATGACTCCGGCTGAGAGATACAGATATAACAAAGGATTAATGTAATGGCTAAGAAAAAAGAAACTGAAATAAAAGAATTTATCAATCCATTCACTCCTAACTTAACTTATATTGAATGGTTAAAGCAAGTTCCGAGTGATGTTGATATGAAAGAATACTTAACAAGTGGTGGGTTAAGTGAAAGCGAAGTAAACCACATATTAAACGAATTAGAAATCATAAACAAAAAATAAAATAAAATGGCAGTAACATACACAGGTCAATCAACTATTAAAGGGCCTAACTTAGTACCAGTTTTACAAGAAATATTCCATGAGAATAAAACTATTGCTAACAACTGGGTGACTTTCAATGATGACATGAAAGAAGGTACAATCATTACTACAGCCTCTGTTGGTGCTACTGCACAGGCGTATACAGGTAATGCGTTAACTCCTTCTAACTCTATTCAAATTACTGATAGAGTTGTTAGTTTAACTAAATTAGAATATCGTGAAGACTTTTTAGAGGAGGCAATTAGAGCAGGTCGCTTTAATCAGTCAATGAAAAAAGGTGCATGGGAAATTGAATCAAACGAATTTAATAGTAAAGTGTTAGGAATGTTTGCTCCAAAAATTTCAGCAGATTCTGAAAGATTATTTTGGGGTGGCATCACAGCAGGAACAAAAACAGCTATCGCTGGCTTAACTCCGGGTGCTGGTCAAGGTTCTATTACAGCAGCAACACAAACAGCCGTAGCCGGTTTAACAGCTGGTTTAGTTGATGGTATATTCACTAAGGCACTATACGATAATAGTGCGTTAGGTCAGTATATCAAAGTAACCGGAACAACCGTAACAAGCTCTAACATTGCTACTGAGGTAGGTAAGATATTCGCTGCGCTACCAGTTGAAATGTTAGAAGACTCTAGCGACCCAGTATTCATCTACTGCCCATTAGCTTGGAAGCAATTATGTTACAATGCTAACAACACTGTTGGTGCTGCACAACAAATCAATTTTGTAATTGAGGGCAACAACTTTGCAACAAGTAGAGTGTTTTATAACGGATTAGAATTAGTGTTTGTTCCAGTACCACTAAATACATTAGCTTATGCTCATAGAGCTTCACGTGTAATGTGGAATAGTGACTCTCATACAGATATTTCTAAAATCGTAATTGATAAGAAACAAGCTGATGCTGATGTTAAATTTATCCGTGCTATCTACACTATCCAAGCTCACATTGCTGATGCTAACAAAGGTGTACTTTACGGAGGTTAATCAATAAAAAAAATTAAGTTAATATGCCTTGTTTAGCAATATCATCCGGTCACACTTATACAGGTTGCAAGGATAACATCTCAGGAATAGATGAAATCATTGTAACCGAGTATAACAACCTAGACCAAACAAATATAGCGAAGTATGCTACAACTGCAAACGTTGTAACTACCTTAGTACTTGCAACAGGTAAGCAAGGTTGGAAATATGATTTAGGAAAAGAAATGATTAACGTATCAGATAACTCAACCGTGAGTGCTGAGTCTGATACCGTGTTCTACACGCCTCAAATCACATTTACAACTAAAGGCTTTACTACTTTATCGAAAGTAAACTTAGACACGTTAAGCCGTCACCGTTTGCTTATATTCGTTAAACGTCGTAACGGTACATGGTGGTTAGCTGGTTTAGACGGTGGCATGGATGCAACAACTATTGAAAATCCATTTGGTCAAAAGTATGAAGATTTTAGCGGACACATTGCTAACTTTTCAGGTAAATCTGAAAGTCCAATGATTGAAGTAAATGCTTCGTTAATCACAGCCTTGTTAAGTCCTGCACTATAAAATAAAATTGGTTTGTAAAAATAAAAGAGCTACTACATTTGTAGTGGCTTTTTTTGTAAAAAAAAATAATGGTTTTAGAAAAAAATACAACAAATAAACTTATCTTTACAGGCACGGAGAAAGGCACTTTGATTAATCCTAATTATTTAATCGAGTTTATTAAAGATGACACAAAAGAAAAAGTTTACTGCATAGGTATTGATAGTTCAACAAACATATTAGTTTACAATAGATGCGATGTTACAGATGTTAGCGGAACGCCAAACCCTTTGAATAGTGAAGTTAAATTAAATGACGGATTTTACATAGTTAATTTTTACGAACAATTAAGTGCAACAAATTTAGACCCTACAGGATTAACAAAAGTTGAAACAAAGATACTGAGAGTGATGAAATCAAATTATGTAAGTCCAATAAAAGAATACAACAATCCTAATAATACAACCTACGTTTACAATGGCTAAAAAAGGAAATACAAGCATAGAAAGAATTTTAGCGAGTAAAGTTAACCGTTTAGAATTACGTGAAGACTTAGGCAATGATATTATTAAGTGGGGTAAGAAAAACGATTGGGGTAATTACTTGTTAGGATTAGCAACTTCACAATCCGAACACGGTGCGATACTTAAAACAAAATCTAAGTATTTAACTGGGTTAGAAATTGAAAGTGATAATTTAGAAGCGCAAAAGTTTTTAAAGTATGCGAACCCGAAAGAGTCATGGTTTGATTTAACAAAGAAATTAGATATTGACGATGTAACGTTTGGTGCAATTGCTGTTAAAGTAATTCCAAATGTATTCGGAAAACCCTTGTATTTTTACCATGTAGACTACGGTAAGTTAAGAGTTTCGAGATGTGGTAATTATTTAGATTACTCAAATGATTGGCAGGTTAATGAATACATAGAACCACGCATAAGATACCCACGTTATTACGACGGTATCAAAAAGCCTTCTATCTTAATTTTAATGGATTATTTTCCGACCTCTAAAAGGTTTGAGGAGTTCTATGCAAAACCTTCTTATAACAGTACTTTAACTGATATTGATACGTATGTAAGGATTAGTACTTACTTTAATAACTTAGTTCAAAATAATTTTGGTAAAAGCGCAATTGTAACAGTATTCAAAGATGACCCAACAGACCCTGAAAAACAATACATAAAAGCAAATGTAAAGAATGAAACAGAGGGTGAGGAAAGTGCAGGCGGTTCTTTAGTTGTATTCACTGATAGAAATGGTAAAGGTGCAGAGGTTCAAGAATTAAGCGGAAGTAATTTAGATAAACAGTATCAAGAGGTAATGAAGAATTTACGTGAGAAAGTTATTATCGCTCACGAAATTAATCCTACTTTAGCAGGGCTTGCAACAGACGGAAAGTTAGGAATGAGCCACAGTAAAGAAATTCAACAAGCACATGAACTTTATATTAAGAAGTGGGCTATCCCTGCACAGGTTAAGAAGATTGGACTACTTGAAAAAATGTTTAGTTTAAAAACTGGGCAGCCGGGTAAAGATTTATTTAAGATAAAACAACTAGACTGGATAGCTGAGGAATTAGACTACACTAATCCAACTCTTCAAAACATTTTATCGAAGGATGAAATTAGAAGTTTTATATCTAAGAAGTATAACCTA